CTAAAATATGTTATAATATTATTATGAAAAAGATAAAAACATTATGCCTAGAAAAAAGTCAGAACACTATGTAAATAATAAGGAGTTACTGCAGGCTATAACTGTTTATCGAGGAAAGGCATTACTTGCAAAGGCAGAATATTTTAAGAAGTATGGACAAGATCCACCCAAGTCAGGACCGTGGGAGGGTAAACCCCCCATCTCAAACTATCTTGGTTCTTGTTTTTTAAAGATTGCTACACACTTGTCGTATAAACCGAACTTTGTTAATTATATGTTTAGGGAGGATATGATCTCTGATGGAATCGAAAATTGCGTTCAGTACATACATAACTTTGATCCTGAGAAATCCAAGAATCCTTTTGCTTACTTTACGCAGGTTATACATTATGCGTTTCTCAGAAGAATACAGAAAGAAAAGAAGCAATTAGATATTAAGACAAAGATTATTGAAAGAAGTGGATTTGATGAAGTTATGATGGTTGATGAGAATTCAATGGCAGGAAATAGTTCTGATTATAATACAATTAAAGATAATATTCAGTATCGTAATAATAATCGATGAAAGTTGCCATAATTACAGATACCCATTACGGTGCACGTAAGGGATCTACACATCTTCATGACTATTTTAAGTTATTTTATGATAACGTATTTTTTCCAACCTTAGAGAAGGAGGGGATAGATACCGTTATTCATATGGGTGACATATTTGATAGTCGTAAGTCGATAGACTATCAGAGTTTAGAGTGGTCAAAGAAAGTTGTATTTGATCCCATGAGAAAGTATAAGGTATATGCTATCACTGGAAATCATGATTGTTATTATAAAAATACAAATTATGTAAACTCACCAGAACTTTTATTAAACGACTACTCAAACATATCGACATTTTCAAAACCAACTGAAATAAATGTAGATGGTTTAGATATTCTTTTATTACCTTGGATTAATTCTGAAAATTATGATGAATCAATATATAAGATTAATAAAAGTAAGAGTAAGATTGCGATGGGTCATCTTGAGTTAAATGGATTCAAGGCTACTCGTGGACATATGATGGAAACTGGAATGGATGTTGACATCTTTAATAAGTTTGATGTAGTATATTCTGGACATTTTCATACACGTTCTACTAATGGAAAGATACATTATTTGGGAAATCCATATGAGATGTATTGGAATGATGTAAACGATACAAGGGGATTTACTATCTTTGATACGGATACCCTTACTCATACTCCAGTTAACAATCCTTATAAATTATTTTATAACGTATATTATGAAGATACTAATTATAAATTATATAATGCAACTCAATTAAAAAACAAAATTGTAAAATTAATTGTTCGTAAAAAATCTGACCCTAAAAAATTTGAAAAATTCATAGATAAACTTTATTCTTCTGGTATACAAGACTTAAAAATTATTGAAAACTTTGTATTAGAGGAAAGTGAAACTTTTGAGATAGAAGAGGAAGAGAGTACAATCTCAATACTCAATCGTTATATTGATGAATCTGACATTGAGTTTGATAAAAGTATAATTAAAAATATTTTCCAAAATCTTTATCGACAAGCGTGCGAGGTAGAGTAATGTTTCTTCTTACACTTAAAAATAAAAGAGAGGAGGGAGTGTATGCTGTAGATGATCAGTATGGAAATCTTGTTTTATTTTTATTTGAGGAAGAGGACGATGCCACAAGATATGCTATGATGTTAGAGGAGGATGAAGAAAAAGAAATGGTTGTTGTTGAAATTGATGATGACCTTGCATTAAAAACATGTAAAATGAACAATTACAAATATGCAGTAATTACACCTGATGATATTATTATTCCACCTAAAAAATGATAATTTTTAAAACTATAAAATGGAAAAACTTTCTTTCGACTGGTGACCATTGGAATGAAATTAATTTTCTAGAAAAAAATACAAATTTAATAATTGGTACAAATGGATCTGGTAAATCCACAATGTTGGATGCATTGACTTTTGCTTTGTTTAATAAACCTTTTCGTAAGATAAACAAATCACAGTTGATGAATAGTGTAAATGAGAGAGATTGTCTTGTTGAATTGGATTTTTCTGTGAACAATAGGGATTACATTGTTCGTAGAGGAATGAAACCAAATATATTTGACATTGAAGTTAATGGTAACTTAATGCATCGACAAGCAGATGATAGATCAAATCAAAAAATATTAGAAGAAAATATACTTAAGGTAAATTATAAGTCATTTACACAGATAGTAATATTAGGAAGTAGTACGTTTGTCCCATTTATGCAATTAAATGGCACTAATCGTAGAGAAGTCATTGAAGATTTATTAGATATTCGTATTTTCTCTGCGATGAATCACTTAATTAAGGAGCAGATTAGGGAAAAAAGAGAAAAAGTTAGATCCTTAGATCTTAAAAAAGAAAATCTTAAGGATAAAATGACCATGCAAAAGAATTTTATCAAAGAATTGGAGGATAGAGGGAAGAATAATATTACAATGAGTAAAGATAAAATCAATTTACTCATTGATGAAACTGATAATCACGTTTCTGCAAATAAAAAATTAGAAAGTCAAGTGCTTGACTTGGTTGAGCAACAAGAAAAGGTTACAGGAGCAAATAAAAAGTTAAAGAAATTAAATAATTTAAAAGGAAAAATGTCCAATAAAGTATCTGTTATTACAAAAGAACATAAGTTTTTCACGGATAATACGGTATGTCCCACCTGTAGTCAGGACATAGAGGAATCATTTCGTTTAAATAGAATTAATGACGCTCAAGATAAAGCAAAGGAGTTGCAGTCAGGTTATAAAGACCTTAAGGACGCAATTCAAAAGGAAGAGAATAGAGAGCGTCTCTTCACCAAATTATCAAAGGAGATTACCAAACTCAATAATGACATTTCTCAAAACAACACTCACATCTCTCTTAACCAAAGACAAGTCAGAGATCTTGAATCAGAAATTCAAACTATTACCGAGCAGTTTAAAAACAGAAATACTGAACATGAGAAACTAAAGGAGTTTAAGAGCAATCTTAAAAATACAATCAATGAACTAGCAGTTCAGAGAGAAGACATTAATCACCACGACTTTGCATATTCCCTACTCAGAGATGATGGTGTTAAAACTAAAATAATTAAAAAGTACCTACCCTTCATTAATCAACAAGTCAATAGATATCTGCAATTGATGGATTTCTATATTAACTTCACATTAGATGAGGAGTTTAGAGAGACTGTAAAATCTCCAATACATGAAGATTTTTCATACAGTTCTTTTAGTGAAGGTGAAAAGATGCGTATTGACTTGGCACTACTCTTTACATGGAGAGAAGTTGCAAGAGTAAAAAACTCTGTTAATACCAATCTTCTTATTCTTGATGAGATTTTTGATAGTTCTCTTGATGGATTTGGAACTGATGAGTTTCTTAAAATTATTCGATATATTATAAAAGGTGCTAATATATTTGTGATATCACATAAGTCAGACTTAAATGATAAATTTGAAAATGTTATAAAGTTTGATAAGGTTAAAGGTTTTTCTAAAATAGTAAAGGACGATTAAAAAAGTGTCCACTCAACCCTGTTTTACGCAGGGTTTTTTTGTATAATGAGTATATCAGACACGAATCCTCATGACAATCCAATACGAAATCAAATCACAACTTGCTAAATTACTTGCCACAGAAGACCTTGTTGTAGAGCACAAGAAAGTTGAGACTGCATGTTTTAATGTTGTTAGTCGAGTATTGACTCTACCCATGTGGGATAACACAACAGAAGATGTTGTTGACATGTTAGTAAGTCATGAGGTAGGACATGCACTCTACACTCCAAATGATGAGTGGTATAAAGAACATGAAATCAATCCAAACGTTGTTAATGTTGTAGAGGATGCTCGTATTGAGAAGTTGATGAAGAGACGTTATGAGGGTATTGCAAAGACTTTCTACAAAGGATATACAGAGTTGCACAGAGAAGATTTCTTTTCTGTAAAGAAAAAAGATATCTCTAAGTTGAGTCTTGCAGACCGTATCAATCTATTCTTTAAGATTGGTTCACATTACAAAATTTCATTTACAGACTATGAGCAGACACTTGTAGACCGTGTTGCAGCATGTGAAACATTCCAAGATGTATTGGAAGTATCCAAAGATATCTACAAGTATTGTATGGAAGAGATTGAGAAGAGAAAGCAAGAGCAGGAGACAGAGCAAGAAGCAGGACTAGAGATGGACAATGGTGATGGTCAGAATAGTGGTGGAACAGGATCAGAACTTGAAGATGTAAGAGACGATTGGTATGATGAAGATGGTAACATGACTGAACCTGATGAAGATGG